CGGACTCAGGTATGATGCGGAATGGAGAAACATACCGGCTTCCGCAATTGGTGCCCCACATCAGCGGGAAAGAGTATGGATTGTTGCCTACCCCCACAAAGGGGTGCGCAGTCCGAATGTGCTTCTCCGCTGTAAGCCAGATAAAGATGTGTACCAAGGGTTCAAGCGTGTTCGGGCCTTGCAACGTGCTGGCAGTAATGGGCATAGGCCGCCATGCAACTTTACGCGCATACGTCCAGATGATGGGATTTCCCCCAGGTTGGACGAGATTGCAGCCCTTGGAAACGCCGTCGTCCCGCAAATCCCCGAAATGATTGGTCGCGCCATTCTGGAGGCAAACCCATGAACTCGGTCAGCCAGCAAGGCGTTGTCCTTTCCGCCATCGCTGTGTCGGCAGCGCGCGCCGGGGAGCGCGGCCACACCCCGGACCTCATTGATGTGGGCTTTGATCGCGCCGTCGACCTGGCGAGCGAGATGCACCGCACCCGGCCCGGCCAGCGCACGCGGTGGGACCGGAAGCGCCTGGAACTGCGGACGGAGCAGTTGAGATACGAGGTGGGGAGATGAAACGCCCGACCCTCTCCGTGGTGCCGCCCGACACCGAGGCGCTGTGGCGGCTGGCGGTGGCTGCGAACGAGGCGTTCGCGGCGGCCCCGTCGAAGGAAACGGCGGACGGCGTGATCGCCGCGTTCGGCCGGTTCGCCGACGCCTTCCTCGCCCGCCCGGCCGATGTAGAGGCGATCAAGGCCGCCGTGCGCCGGCGCGTCGAAACCCTGCTGGAGCGCGCCGCATGAACGAGGTCATCGCCATCAGCCGGGACGCCAGCCCGTTCGACCAGACGTTCCGCGAGCCGCCGCATTCGCTGGAGGCCGAACAGGCGTTCCTGGGCGGCGTCATGGCCGACAACCGGGTGCTCGACGGCGCGGCGTTCCTTAAGCCCGAACACTTCGCGCTGGCCGCCCATGCCTGCATCTACGAGGCCATCCTGGCTCTGCGCGAGCGTGGCCGCGTCGCCGATCCGCTGACCGTCAAGCCGCTGGTCGAGAATCTGCCGGTCATCGTCGAGGCGGGCGGCGTGCCCTATCTGGTCGGCGTCGCATCGGCGGCGGTCGGCAGGCTCAACGCCATCGAGTATGCGCGCCTGATCCGCGACCTGTGGGTGCGCCGCGAGATGATTGCGGTCGGCCAGGACATCGTCGCCGCCGGGTACACGCCGGATTTCGACCGCGACGCGATGGCCATCTGGACCGACGCCGAGGCCAGGGTCGAGGCGCTTACCGAGGTCAAGGCGCCGGAAGAACCCGGAACCCTGGAACGGCTCGAAGAGATCTACAAGAACCCCGGCAAGCTGCTGGGCGTGTCGTGCGGGCTGACGGCGCTCGACAACCTGCTGTGCGGCTTCCAGGCCGGGCAGTTGATCCTGCTGGCCGGACGCCCCTCAATGGGCAAGACCACGTTGGCGGCGTCGATGGCGCGCAAGGCGAAGGCGGGCGACGATCCGGCCAAGGTCGCATTCTTCACCCTGGAACAATCGAAGTCCGAAATCGAGATCAAGATCATCTCGGATCTGGCGTCGGTGCCGATGGAAACCATGCGGCGCGGCACCTACGCCGACGCCTCAGAGTTCGGCCGCGTCGTCGACGCGCACAACCGGCTGCGCAAGATGCCGCTGGCCATCCTCGGGCGCTCCGGCATGACGCCGGCCGAGATCCGCGCCGAGGCCCGCCACATCAAGCGGCGCCTGGGCGGGCTCGACGCCGTTTTCGTCGACCAGCTCACGCACATCGCGCCGCCCGACAAGCGCACCACCAACCGGGTGCATCAGATCGGCGAGATCCTCAAGCCGCTCAAGGCGATGGCGCGCGAGCTCGGCGTGCCGGTCGTCCTGCTGCACCAGCTTTCCCGCGGCGTCGAGGCGCGCGAGAACAAGCGGCCGACCCTGCAGGACCTGCGTGATTCCGGCGAGATTGAGCAGGACGCCGACGTCGTCATGTTCGTCTATCGGGAAGCCTACTACCTGGAGCGCGACGAGCCGGTCCAGCCCGACGTCGAGGATTACGAGGGGCCAAGCGACCGGGACTATCAGGCGGCCATCAGGAAGCGCGAGGCATGGGAGCGCAATATCACGCGCGCCAGGACCGCCGCCGAGGTCATCGTCGCCAAGCAGCGCATGGGGCCGATCGACACCGTGACGCTTTACTACGATGGCCGCCTGTCGCGGTTTGGAGACGTGGGGAGGTACGAGTAAAATGGCGCGAATCAGATCCGTTCATCCTGAGCAATGGGTGGACGACCAGTTCGTAACCAGTTCCCCACTCGCCCGCCTTGTGGCCATCGGAGTTCGGAACTTCGCCGATGATAATGGGGTGTTTGAGTGGAAGCCGATCAAGCTGAAGATGCTCATCCTTCCGGCTGATAACTGCGATATGGTTAATCTGCTCGACGAACTTGTCACCACCCGACAGGTATTCCGCTACACGGTTGATGGAAAAGAATACGGTATTATCAGGAATTTCTGTAAATACCAGTCTCCAAAGAAACCAAAGGCTTACCATCCGTTGCCTTCCGTACCGATGGGAGACGGGTTCCCCACCAGTACGGAACCAGTTCCGAACCAGTACGGAAAACCGTCGGCAGAGGGAGAAGGAGAAGGAAAAGGAGTATCCCCTATATCCCCTTATGAGGGTGAGCGAGAGGGGAAATCGAAATACGCATTCGCCCGGAAGATCGTGAAGCTGACGAAGGGTGACCTCGAGGGTTGGAGGACATCCTACCGGAACATTTTGAACCTCGAAGCGGCGCTGGAAAGCCGAGACGCCTGGCTGTCGGAAAACCCCGGACGTCAGAAAAACTGGTTCGCCTCGACGTCGTCATGGCTGGCGAACAAGGACGCCGAAGCCGCGGCCAACGCGCCGGCGCCACCGGACCCCGACGCCGAAGCCCGACGCGCCGCCCGTGAAGCCGAGAAGCGCCGGAAAGAGGACGAGGAAATCGCCCGCGTAACCCGGATGCACGAGGAAATCGAGAAGCGCGAACTCGAACGCGCCATCCGCGAGTGCGGGCAGATACCGACCGAAGACGACGAGATGCCGGACATTCCCGCGTTCCTACGGCGGGCTTAACCGAGAGGACCAGACATGATCAACAAGGGACTTATCGCAGCCAACGAAGCCAGGGCCAGGAAGCGGGCCGAAAGAGAGGCCGCGGAAACGACGACGCCGGCCGAGGAAAAGCCCGCCACCCTCATCGACCTGATCACCGGCTACAAGGCCGCCGGGCTGTCCGACGAGGACGCCCTGCACATGGCCCAGCGCAAGCTCGGGGTGGCGCCGCAGGGCATCGACGAGCGCATGGCCGCGCAGGACGCCAAGGCCAACGGGCCAGACCCGGCGATGGTCGAGGCGTACAACCGGCGCATGTCCGGCTACACCCCGCCTAAGCTCGACGAGACGTACGAGGTTACCATCCCGGTGCGCTTCGCCGATTGGGTCAAGAGGTTCGCGGCGTGGGAGTCGGTCAAGCGCGGACGCCAGGTCGGTGTCGAGGAAGCCGTCGCCATGATGGTCCGCGAACACTGGCACTTCCACTCGGAGGACAGGGCCATGCTGCAGGGCGCGAAGACGGGGCCGGCCGGGAAGTTCAACCCGGTGTCGGGGCGGTACGAGTGATGGCAAACAGGCCAAAGCGTTCACTTAAGGCGGACGAAATCTTGTTCCGCGAGCTAGCCGAGCATGGGTTTATCGGCAAGGCGTGCGCGGCTGCCGGCTACAAGCGCACGACGGTCACCGAGTGGCGGCGCGACAACCCGGAATTCGCCGAGCAGTTCGATGACGCGCTGGCCGCGCACGTCGAGAGCCTTGAGGCCGAGGCCGACCGCCGCGGCAAGAACGGCATCGACAAGCCGGTGTTTTACCGGGGCGTCCAGGTGGCGACGGTCAAGGAGTTCTCCGACACGCTCCTGCTGGCCCGGCTCAAGGCGCTGGCTCCGGACAAGTACCGGGAGCGCACCGAGCACAGCGTGGCGCCGGGGTCCGGATTTGCGGGCGTCGTCTTCGTGACGCCTGATGGGGGGAACGATGCGAGTAAGGGCTGAGTGGTGGACGGTGCTGCTGGCGGCGTCGGTCGTCATCGGCACGATGTGGCCGGTCGGCGTCATGGCCTGGGCGCTTGTCGGCGTGGCGGCGGTGTCGCTGGGCATGACCGCGGCGGTGTCGCGTCACCCCTACGTGGCGTTGTGGCTGGGCGTGGTGGCGATATACGCTGCATGGAGGGTATGGGCATGAGTGAGGTCCGGTTGATCCTGCTGACCGTGTCGACGGCGACGGCGACGGTGGCGCTCATCGAGCTTCTGCGGTGGCTGTGATGCCGGGGGCGCTGTCTTCCGGCATGACGGCGGATGAGGCGGTGCGTCGGGCCGCCCTCTGGTGGGACGCCATCGGCCGCCACATGGTGCCGGGCCGGCTCAACACGGTCGAGGATCGTAAGGTCACCATCGGCGGCGGCCCGATGATCGTAGCCAAGGACACGCATCCCGACCTGCCGAGCGGCATCCTGCGCGGCCTGCCGTGGGATGACCTGGGGCGCAACGAGAAGGCGCGTGTCGTCCGGGCGTGGCGCGACCAGCACGCCGAGCGCGAGCCCCAGGCGACGGGGCTGATGCAGGTGCTCGATATCGCCTGCGACCACCCGATGCACCCGGCCGACGTCGAGCGCACGGCCAGGTTCACCGGCCCGACGCAGCGCAATGTGGCGGAGCAGGCGCGCGCCGAGGGGTGGTTAATCACCGCCAGGCGCGATATCTGCCCGCTGTGCGCGCTGGCGGACCTGCGGGCGACGGGGGACGCCTGACTTGACAGCGCCATTCCGCCCAGTCATAGACCTGACCCAGGCGCCGACCGTCAACGACTTCGTGTTTGATGACGCTTTCGTGACGGGCATCCTGGGGCCGCTGGGGTCCGGCAAGTCAGTCGGGTGCGTGGCGAAGATCCTGCGACTGTCGATGCTCCAGGAGCCGGACGGCGAGGGGTGGCGTCGCACGCGGTGGGCGATTATCCGCAACACCTACCCAGAACTGCGCTCGACGACGATCAAGACCTGGGAAGAGATCATGCGGCCCGAGCACTGCGGGCCGGTCGTACAGTCGCACCCGATCAATCATCATATCCGCGTCAAGCCCAACGGCTTCGCATGGCTTGATCGCGATAATGGCCTGTATCGTGGCAGCCCAGGATTCGACATGGAGGCGATCTTCGTGGCGCTAGACCGGCCGGCCGACGTGCGGCACCTGAAGTCGCTCGACCTGACCGGGGCGTGGATCAACGAGGCCGTCGAACTGCCGCGCGAGATCCTGGACATGCTGACCGGCCGTGTCGGCCGCTTTCCGCGCGAGGAGGTGGGCGGTGCGACGTGGTGCGGAATCATTATGGACACAAATGCCTGCGACGATGACCACTGGTGGTATGCCGCGGCCGAGAGGGGCGAAGGGCTCATCGACCTCTCGCACCTGGAGATTCCAGGGCTGGCCGGCCGCAAGCTGGATCTGCGGTGGCGCTTCTATCGGCAGCCGCCGGCGGTGCTGGAGGTGCGGCAGGCTGGAGGCGGGTTCGAGGTGTGCGAGGCTGGATTCGAGCCGATCGGCGTTCCCGCAAGCCAGGTGATCCAGGCGGCCGGCCGGTGGTGGTGCGTCAACCAGGCGGCCGAGAACCTGAAGTTTCTGCGGCCCGGCTACTACCACCAGCAGATCGCGAACAAGCTGCTGGAATGGGTCAATCGCTTCATGCAGGCCAAGTACATCTATCTCGCCGATGGCAAGCCGTGGGTGCCGGAGTACGACGACCGCACCATGGCGCGGTCGCTGGTCTACCAGCCGGCGCTTCCCCTGCTCGGTGGCATCGACTGCGGCGGCGGGACACTGATGCCGGCAGCCGCGATCGGTCAACGCGGGTCATACGGCGACTGGCGGACGCTGGCCGAGTTGAGTGTGTTCGATATGGGCATCGACCGCTTCTCGCGGGAACTGTCCGCGCTGCTCGACATCAAGTTCGGAGCGCAGGCCATGCCTAAGTTCGCGCTCGACCCGGCGGCCGCACAGCGCGATCAGGTATACGAAACGGCGGTTGAGGAGCATCTGCGATCGCGCGGCTTCGACGTGACCCTGGCGCCGACAAACGATCCGGTCGTCCGGCGCGAGGCCCTGGCGCTGCCGATGACGCGCTCGGCTCGCATGCCCGACGGCCAGATGGTGCCGGGCTTCATGGTCGATACGTCGTGCCACAAGATACGGGCCGGCTTGGCCGGGAAGTGGTTCCGGCGCCGGGTGCAGGTGTCGGGCGCCGAGCGGCACCACGAAAAGCCCGAGAAGAACGAGTATTCGCATCCCTGCGAGGCGGCCGGCTACATGTGCCTGACCTTCGGGGAGCACCGGCAATTGACGCGCGGCCAGACGCAGCATCAGCCCAAGGCATGGCAGGGTCAGCCGCGCGCCGCCGTCGACTTCGACGTGTTCGGGTGAGCGCGCATGGACCTGGGCACCACCATCAACGAGGCGAAGACCGAGCGGTGGTGGGTGGCGTTCGGCAACGGCACGTCGCCGCGCCGCTGGTACGACCGGCTGGGCTTCACGCGGCCCGGCTTCCGGCACTGTTTCGCCTTCCGGCAGGCGCACGACCACATCGTGCTGATGGTTGATCCGGTTCGCTCGCGGGTCGCCACCGAAGTTGCGTTCGTCTCGCCGTGGCGGCTGATCGACCACTACAAGGAGGCCGGGTGGCGCGTGCTTGTTGTCGAGCGCAGCATTTTGGGGTATAGTTCGGGTCCTAGCACCATGGCTCGTATGGTCGGCGTGACCTGCGCGTCCATGGTTTCGTACCTTCTCGGGCTCGACAGGCTGGCGTTAACGCCGCGCGGATTGTGGGACGACCTGATCCGGCGGAACCGAGCCAAGGAGGTATGAAGATGGGTAACATGAACCCGTTCGGCGGCGGCGGAAGCGTCGACACGTCGGCCCAGGATCGCGCTATGGCCCGCGAAGCCGAGCGCGACGCCGACCTCAAAAAGCAGGAAGAGGCCCGCAAGCGGGCGGCCCGCGCCAGGGCATCGGGGCGCGGCCTGCTGCTGTACGGCACCGAGGCCGGGGTGACCGGCGGCGGCAAGTCATCGACGTTGGGCGGCTGACATGGCGGACCGCCTGCCGGTCAAGGAAATCCTGCGCCGCTTCGGCAAGGCGAAGGGCCGCCGGGAGAACTGGCGGTCGGCTTGGCGCGACGCCTACCGCCTGACCATGCCGGCCCGCGACATCATCGACAATCCGACGCCGGGCCAGCAGAAGGGCTTCGACGTCTACGATTCGACCGGCATGAACGAGGCGTCGCACTTCGCCAACCGCATCCAGTCGACGCTGTTCCCGCCGTTCCAGGACTTCGTCAAGCTTGAGCCAGGTCCGAGCATCCAGCCGGGGGCGAGGGATCAAGCCGCGAAAATCCTGCAGGACGCCACCAAGAAGTTTCACTCGGCCATCCACCACTCGAATTTCAGCACGGCCATCAACGAGTTCATCCTGGAGCTAGGGGTGGGCACCGGGCTGATGCTGTTCCAGGAGGGCAGCGATTGGGATCCGTTCGTTTTCGACGCCGTGCCGACGCCGCTGGTGGCGGTCGAGCCGGGGCCGCGCGGGTCCATCGGCGGCTTCTTCCGCGAACATCGGGTGGCGCTGGGCAACATCGAGCAGGAATGGCCTGACGCCAAGCTGCCCGAGGCCCTGGCCGCCGACGCCAGGAAGGAGCCGGACCGCGAGGAACTGTGCATCGAATACTGCTGGGCCGACTGGAAGGCCATGCGGTGGTATTGCGAGGTCGTCGTCGAGAAGGGCGAGCATCGGCTGTTCGACAAGCCCCGCGTCTACGAGGACATGGGGCCGTGGATCTACAGCCGATGGACCAAGGCGGCGAACGAAAGCTACGGGCGCGGCCCCATCATGTTCGGCCTGCCGGACATCCGCACGACGAACAAGGTGGTCGAGTTGATCCTTAAGAACGCCTCGCTGGCGGTGAGCGGCGTCTATACCGGCGTTGACGACGGCGTGCTCAACCCGAACACGGCGCGCATCATCCCCGGCGCCATCATCCCGGTGGCGGCGAACGCCGGCGCCCGCGGCCCATCCCTGCAACCCCTGGAGCGGCCCGGCAACTTCGACGTGGCGCAGCTCGTGCTGCAGGACATGCGCGAGAACATCCGCCGGATGCTCTACAACAAGGGCCTGCCCGATCAACTCGGCCCGGTGCGGTCGGCCACCGAGATTGTCGAGCGGATGCGCGAACTGTCGGTGGACATCGGCGCGGCGTTCGGACGGATTCAGAAGGAACTGGTCACGCCGCTGGTGCTGCGCGGCCTGCAGATCCTGAGCCGCAAGGGCATCATCTCGTACCCGTTCCGCATCGACGGCAACACGGTCAAGGTCGTGGTGACCTCGCCGCTTGCCCAGCAGCAGAACCTCGAGCGGGTGCAGACGGTGATCCAGTGGTTCCAGATGATGGCGTCGATCGGCGGGCCGGAACTGGCGATGTACACCGCCAAGATCGAAGAGGCCGGGGTGTGGATCGGGCGGCAACTCGGGGTCGACGA